ATTTATTACTCAGTTTATTCTGATGAAGATTGCAAAACCCATGCTTTTACATTGGAAGAATTTGAAGAATTAGATCAATATGAGTTGTTTAATTTCGTTTCTCATTATTCTGAAAGCGCAAGAAAATTTAGCCACCACAATTTAAAGAGAATTGGGGTTAGCAGTTTTTTCCTTAATTATTTCTACTTGTGTGAGGATAATCCTTACTTCTTTTATGGCAGACCAATTACTCATCTGACTTTTTATCAAGTCGAGCTATTTGGTTATGCAAGGTACTTCAAAGATTTGATGAGCAAATCTACAATCAAACACCCTGATGAGTATAATGATGATGTAGACAAGATTATAGACTGGTATGAGTCTAGTAGCAATCTTGAAAAATTACACGAAGACAAGAACATGACTAACGGGAAAGAGACTGCTGTACAAGCTGTTTCTGTCATGGGAGCCACCAAGGAAGACTTAAAGAAGTTAAAGCAAGACAACACTGGAAGCGTTTCTCTAGAAGATGCAGCAAAGAAAAAAGGTGGCTCATTAAGCTTTGAAGATTTAATGAAGTTGCACGGCGTTTAAGTGTAATTATTCTTAGGTTTAAGGACATATGGCTACATCAGCAGGTAATATTCCCATTTCGGCGACGTTTGGCTCTGCCCAGCTTGAAAAAGATGTTTTGGCAGCGTTGAATCGTATTCAAAGTAAAAGCTCTCTTACTTTAAATACTAAGAACTTTAGTCAGCCGCTTGGCAAAATCACTGGTCAAGCTAATGAATTTCAAAAATCTTTAGAGGCTTCTAATGCCCGTGTTATCGCCTTCGGAGCTTCTGCTGGCGTTATTTACAATGTACAGAAAGCTTTTAGTGCATTAGTAAGCTCTACTATTGAAGTAGAAAAATCACTCACTGATATTAATATTGTATTAAATACATCTTCTTCTGGAATTAGGCAATTTGGAGATCAATTATTTAATGTCGCAAAACAAACTGGCTCTTCTTTTAAAGATGTAGCTGCTGCGGCGACAGAGTTTTCAAGACAAGGTTTGGGGTTAGAGGAGACCTTAAGAAGAACAAGAGATGCTCTTGTGCTTACTCGCTTGTCTGGTCTCGATGTAGTATCTAGTACAGAGGCTCTGACTTCTGCCGTAAACTCATTTACAAAAGAAGCTCTTACCACTACTGAAGTTGTTAATAAACTGGCTGCGGTTGATGCTAGATTTGCTGTAAGTTCAAGAGATCTTTCTGAAGCTATTCAGCGTGTAGGTTCTTCAGCCAGTGAAGCTGGCGTGAGCTTTGATGAACTACTAGGTATCGTAACTTCTGTTCAGCAAACTACTGCCCGTGGTGGTGCTGTTATCGGTAACGCCTTAAAGACTATTTTTACAAGAATAGAAAGACCTCAAGTAATTAATGACCTAAGAGACTTTGGAGTGACAGTTACTGATCTTTCTGGGAATGCATTACCAGCAATAAAAGTATTGGAAAACCTTTCTCAATCTTTCCAAAACTTAAGCCCAGTAGTTAAATCTCAAGTTGCTGAATTAGTTGGTGGCGTTTATCAGATTAACATTTTAAAAGCCTCTTTAGCTGACCTTTCTAAAGAAAACTCTGTTTTCGCTGGGGCTACAAATGCATCTTCAAGAGCAGTTGATGAAGCTATCGTAAAAAATAAAGCCCTAAACGAAAGTTTATCTGCTTTGCTTAGTGAAACTACTGCCAATGCAACTCAGTTTGCTGCTAAAGTAGGTTCTGTAAGCGTTGCTCCGGGAATTAGAAAAGTTTTAGGCTTTATTAATGACCAACTTTCTTCTGTAAATGATAAAGATTCCGAAAGCGTTGGAGCGAAAATTGGAACTGGCATTATAAGCGGTATAACTAATTTTATTACTGGCCCCGGCGTGGCGATAGGGATAATTGGTTTGGGCAAGCTTTTCGTTACGTTTAGTAAATTCGCAAAAGATGCTGGCTCAAGTTTTTTAGGTTTAAATACTATATCTCAACAACAAGGAGTGCTGCAAGAAGGTATTTCAGCTATACTTACGAAGCAACCTACTTTAATGCAGCAAATGACTTTGTCAGCTACGGCTCGTCTCAATGTAGAAAAAGAAGTTACAAAAAATTTATTAGACCAGTCTGCTTTGTTACAGGGAATGGATAAATCTTCTCTTGTTTTAGCTAAGAGTTTAATGCAGCAAGGAATAGGAGCCGATACAAAAGGAAGAGTTACTAAAGGAAAAGCCGGTGGGTATATTCCTATGCAGGATAGGGTAGCAGAAGTTTCCTCTGCTGCTAAAGGTGGATATGTTGCTGGTAATGTAATTAATGCTCCTGCTTCTGTTGGGGGAGTAATGAATACTGCTGAAACAGTAAAATATGTTCCCGGTTTTAGTCAACCATTTATACTTCCTCCAGCAGGTTCTAAAGCTGCTTCTTCATTAGCTTCTCGCTCAATGAATCAGACGGGAGTTAATCCTTATATGGCTAAGGGTTATGTGCCTAATTTCGCTCCTACGGTTGAAGAGTGGCTTACTGCTGGTCAAAAGAGAGGTCAATATAAAACTGCTTTCTTAAATGCAGATGGTACTCTTGGTGGTAAATGGACTAATGCTACTTTAAATGGAGCCTCTGACAGCGGAGTACCTATTGAAGAAATTAGAAGAATTTCTAAAAATCCAACATGGTTACCAAAACAAGCTGCTTTAGAAAGAGAAGTAGAAAGACAGGCCGCTCAATTGCCTCCATATATGGCTCAAGCAGAGATGCTTACTTTAGAAAGTCCACAAATGTCTGGTCAAACAATCCAGAGGAGTAGAGGGGCTGGAAATGTTCCAATATCTTTTAAAGTTGTTAACCTTAGTAAAGAGGCTTTAGAAAGTAATAAAGTAGATCTAAGAGCAAAATCTGATTCTTTTGCTAATCAATTATTAACTGACTTTGCGGACGGATTACCCGGAGGAGAAAAGGCTACCGAGCAATCAAGAAAAAAATATCTTGGTGCTGTACAAAATCCAGCAGCGCAGTTTGCAGGAAAAATATTTGAAGCTGGAGTTAACCTCTCAAAAGATTATTCTAGAGAAGGCAAAGGCGGAGGTGATTTTGACGTTAGAGGAGGCACTAATATTAATAAGGTGCGTCAACTATTTCCCGGATTTATAAGTAATTTAGGTGACTATAAACTTAGATATGATGATGATAGCGAAGCAAGTTTTGCAAAAAAAATTGAAAGAGAATTTGGCGGCTATATCAAAATATTTGAAGATGAGGAAAGAGCGAAAGCTGGTTCAATAGATATCGCAGCCGAAGCTTCTAAACTAAAAGCTTCTGGAGAAAAAGTTACTAATATTGTTAAAAGAATTGCTCCCGGTGGCAAAAAAGCTTTTGGCTTTATTCCTAATTTTAATCCAATTCAAGAAGCAGTAGCAAGAGAGATGTCTGCTGGATATTCCTCTTCTCAAGTTAAACTGGGTCAAAATAGTCAATTAAAAACATCATTTAATCCAAACGGTCTTGGCGTTTACAACACAACCGAAGGAAGTCTAGGAAATGGAATTTCTCTAGCAAAGAAAGCGGGGATCAATCCTCAAACCAAAGGGATGGCCGAAGGTTTTATTCCTAATTTTGCAGATGAGTTTGATCTTTCAATGATTACTGTAGCTTTTATCGCTTTTGGAAGTCAATTAAAATCTTTAGCTGGCGGCTTCAAAGAAATTAATACTCAAACCCAAAATTTAATAAAGAGTAAAAGAAGTGAGATCTCTGAAGCTGGCAATGCTGTTAAAAAACTAAAAACAGAAGCTAAATCAAAATTTAGTTTCTCTAATATTGATAAAGATTTAAATGTTACAGGACCACTTAGAACATCTGGTGGCCAGATGGTTAACAAAAAACAAAAAGAAGAGTTTGAGTCAATTAAAGCAAAAGTAGAAGAGCAAAAAGCAATAGCAAGAGCGTCTGCTAAACAACAAAGCAGTCAAGAATACAAAATAGCCACAGCAAGTTATACTAATTTACCTTTAAGCTTAAAAGAAGGTGGTAAACTTAATAATTTAATTAGGTCTTCTGGAACTGGTGCAGGTTTAGCAGCGGCTGGGGCATTAAATATTGCAGAACAATTTGTCCCTGAGTCCGATAAAAAAACGAAAGCCGCATTTTCGGGCGCTGCGGATGTCGCTCAATATGCTGGTTTAGGTGCTGCATTTGGTCCAGTTGGCGCTGCTGCTGGCGCACTAATCGGAGTAGGGATAGCCGCCAAAAAGATAGTAGATTCAAAAGCAGAACAAGCCATCTTTGACATCTCTACCAATTTAGATAAAGTTAAGGAATCTTCTTCAAAGTTCTCTGGCGCATCACAAACTTATGCAACCTCATTAGAGAGCTTACAAAATGCTTTAAATGATCCAAAAACTCAGCCTCAAGCCTTATTAAAATTTCAAACAAGTATAACTGATTCTCTTGCTTCTATTCCTAATGAGTTTAGAGGAAAGGTATTAGCCGCAGGAACTGATATTGGTAAAGTAGCTGATGCTATTGCTAGAGTAAATAAAGAAATGTCCGATGCTCAACAAAGTTTAGAAAGGCAATTGGCTATTACTAAATTAGTTAATGATAAAACAGGAATTATTGCAGGAAGCAATTTAAAAAAAGCTGACTCAGATCAATTAAATAGATTATTTACTCAATCAATAGATCCTCAAAAAGTGCTTTCTGGATTTAAAGGTGGCGCAGGAGAATTTGGTTCTTTTATTAGTAATTTAAAAGGTCAATCAATAAAAACTGATAAAATTCTTGAATATGGAGCTAATCCTAATTTTGTAGGTTCGTCTGCTCCTAAATTTGTCGAGAGAACTAATGTCGATCAATTAGGTTTGAAACAAATTAGATCGCAATTAGAATCTAAGGGTATTTTTGGACCAGAACTTGCTGCTAAATTTGAAGAAGTTTCTAAAAATATTAGCGTAGAAAATGTCAAATCTCTTTTTGATGCAATCGATGAATTTGGTAAAGGTGTTTTTTCTTCTAAAGAAGCTGCGGACAACCTTGTAGCTATTCAAAAACAAAATATTGAAATAACTAAAAAGAATGCAGATATCCTAAAGGATTTAACTCAAAGATATGAAAATCTAAATCTTTCTCTCTCTTCTCAAATTGAGGCAGAAAAAAATAGAGCTACTACTCTTAGAGAGCTAAACAAAATACAAGCAGAAGGCTCTGTACAATTAGCTTCAGCAAGGACAAAAGGTGCTTTGAGTTTAGCTTCCCCTTTCATGACTGAAGCAGGTAAAACCGCCGCAGAATCAAGCCTAGCTTTAACAGATCTTCAAAATAAACAAAACTCTGAAGTAAGAGGCGCTTTAGATAAAGGATTGTCTTCTTTCACTGATATTATTACTAAAAAAGCTGAAGACATAAGATCAAAAGCTCTTCCAGCAGTAACAGATTTGTCAAAGTCTCCAGAGGATATCACAAAAGAACTAAACGTTTTTAATAAAAATATCCAAGGTATTTCTCCTCTAATCGCTTCTTCTTTGAAAGAGTTAAGCGCTGGTGGCAATATAGAAGTAGTAAAAAACAAATTAATTCAAGGAGTCTCTGCAACGGGTCTTTTCAAGAAGCCAGAAGCCGAATTAATTGCAGGAGAATTACAAAATACTTTTGAAGGAGTTTTAAACGAGTTAACTAAAATTACTGAACAAGGAAAATTTGATTTAGCTATTCAAAAAGTAAACTCTGATTATCAAAGAAGAAGCGTAGCTCTATCTGAAAAGCTTTCTCTTGCTGGCGGTGCCGCAGCTTTGGGATCAACTGGTCAAGTTGGGGTTTCTGATTTATTTGATAAGCTAACTGAATTGACTTCTACTTTGGGACAAAATGTTAGAGTAGGAAATCCAACAGAAACAGGATCTGGATTGTTTAAATTGCTGGATACGATTTCTAATCAGTATGGGATTAGAGGCGGAGGAGTCGGAGCAGAATTAGCTCCATTACAAAATGCTTCAATAACCGCAAGAGCAGAACAGCTTAAAAAAGAAAACGAAAGAGCAAGAGCTTTAACTAATATTTCATTGATAGGGCAAACAGGAAGCGGAATTCAATCAGGCGGTGCGTTGGAGAAAGCTTTTGATAACTTCAATGAAAACGCAATGAGCGTTGCTATTGATCAAGTGACTTCTCAATTGAAGCTTGATAATATAGGAACTTATTTCGATTTATTAGCTCAAGAAAGTAAATATGCGAATGAGCTAGCGAAGACTCAAACAGAAATCCTAGCAAAACAAGCTCCTGATATAACTAAAGCTTTTTATGATATTTCTAAGGCTGAAGTAGGATCAAAAATAACTGAATTAAATAGATCTTTGAGCGAAGCATTAAAGCAACTTGTTGATACTCAAAATACAGCAGAATTAAATAAAGAAATTAGAAATCTATTACCAATAGCTTCAGTTTCTGAAAGAGAAAAAGCTTTGACAGAGATAAGATCTCAGATGGCTAATTCTGGTATGCTTTTTGGAAGTGCTAATCCTAGTGCATCAGGCATGCCAATGGGGGGTGATGCAGGTCCTTATAATCCAATTGCATATACAGATAGAGAAAAGCTGGCTTTAAAATTAAATGTCCCACTTGAGAATTTAAATTCTATTTTAACAAAGCTTTATCAATCGCAATCAACGCCAACTTCTAATTTTCCTAATAAAATTAATACTCCTGCCGCTTCTTCAGATTTTAAATTTTATGAATTCAATCCTTCAGTTGGGAAAACTTCTTCGTCAATTCCAGCAAAACCTCAATCTTTAATAGATGCAGAGCGAGATTTAGCTAAAGCTCAAGAGGGTATTCAAATCGAAAAAAATAAAAAGATAGAAGAAATTAATAAAATTTATGGAGATGGTAATAAAGAATTAGCCGCTCAAATGTACTTGGAAATGCAAATAGCAGATGAGAGAGCAAAAGTAACTGAGCGTTTAAATAAAACAAAAGAAGAAACAAAGAGGCTTTACGGTTCAGCTTACGGCGACACATTCTTCAAAGAAGAAAAAGCCGCCAGAATGAATTCCCAAATAGAAGACAATGCTAGACTTGGGAAAGTCGATGTAGGAGGAATCACAGAGAAGAACACCACTTACAATAGAGCAGACTTCGCAAAAGACACTGGTCAACTAATTGATACATTTCAAACTGATTTTAAGTCTGGTATTGGCAGCGCATTTGGCGAAGCTATTAAAGGCACTAAAACCCTTAAGGATGCATTTAGAGACATGTTCCAAGGCATCTTAAATAGAATGCTTGATAAGTCTCTAGAGATGGGCGTTGATGCTTTGTTTGCTTTTGGTAAAGCTGCTACAACTGGCAGGAAAGATGGAGGACCAATTAAAGGCTATAATTCTGGAGGTATGGTTACTGGCGGCTCTGGGATGAAAGACGATGTGCCCGCGATGATGAGCGGCGGCGAGTATGTCATTAAGAAATCTTCTGTTGATAAATATGGATCTGATTATTTAAGAAATCTAAATGGTGGAATTATTCCAAGATACGCGACTGGAGGATTCTCTGTTGGCCCATTGCAAAATGAATTCTTGTACGATAATCCTGATCGCCCAACTTCTGGAGAGTTTGCTGTTGATTCTAGATTGTCAGCAATGGCTCTAACTGACGACAATAACCCTCAAAATAAATTAAGACAAGATCGTTATGAAAAACTTGATCAGTACTTACAAGACCGAGCGCAATATGAGAGAGACAAGAAACAGAGCCTTAAAAACTATAAAAATCAAGTAAATAGCACTTTCTATTCAGGATTAACTGCTGCTGCTGTCCAAATAGGCGCTGCTGGACTTACAATGGGAGCAGAGAGTTTAAGGGGTAGAGCTTCTACTTCTGCGGGAAGAGGTTTAGAACCGGGAGGCAATTTAAGTCAATCGCAATTAAATGAACAATATGCAAAAAATCTTAGAGCAGGAGGAGGTTATATTGCCAAATTTGCTGGCGGCGGCTCTACAGGCCAAGACAATATTCCCGCTTTGTTAATGGGCGGCGAATACGTCATGAATAAAAAAGCCGTCGATATGTACGGCAAAGACTTCATGGGTCAATTGAATTCTGGTTCTCTTCCTAAATATGCTAGCGGCGGGATGGTTGGCACAAGTTATAGCGGTCAAAGCAATACAGACCAGTCTTCTAGCATGGATGAATTAGTAACTGCGTTGAATACTTTAAATGATAACTTATCTAAGGATTCGGGAATAACTCAATCAGAATCAGGAAGAGCTTCTCTTGCTGGAACTGCTCAAGAGTCTGGCATGTCTGTAGTAAACAATATTTCAATCAACATGTCTCAAGGCGGCGAAGTTACCTCTGAAGCTAACTCCACCACTCAAAAAGGCGCATCCAATTCTAAAAACGATCAGAACAGCATGCAAAACAATGGCAAACTTGCTGAGTTACTTAGAAGCAAAGTTGTTGAAGTATTAGTCGAACAAAAGAGACCCGGAGGATTACTTTACTCCAGTAGATAATTCTTTAATCTTAGAGTCTATAGTCAGTATAGCCTGATTATAGATTTGCTCTATATTGTTATCTTTGGCTAGCGGCAAGTTTAAGAAAGGAGTGTTTTGTACTTTTAAAATAAAAGGGTGAGAAAGATATTCTTTACCTAGCGATTTATTTAAAGTAATACGATATCTTTTTATATGCATTTCGCCGCAGAGAAAAGGATTTTTAATCTTTTCATTTAGATCTGCGGTAATATATGAATCTTGGTGTTTAACATCTAATACAGAAAAGAATTTAAGCTCTTTGTTTTTATTTTCACCCAAGATAAAAGAGATCTTAGCTCCTTTCCCAGAACTGCTTTCTATCTCCGCTTCGCTAAAGTTTTGGCAAAATTTGCCTTTACTAATTAGATCTAGTTCTAAAATGCCGCCTTCAGCATTTACAGAAGTAATTTTAAATAATGCTTTTTCTTTCTTGTCTAAAAAATTATCAAAATAACAATCCTTAGATACACTAACTACTTCGTTGACTTGATATCCATTGCCTTTTTCAATAACATCATTAATGACAGCGACATAATAAGTCTTAAAAAAACAATCAATTGTATCTCCGTCTAGTATTAAATCTTTTGCATTAGAGTCAAATTTAATTCTTGATTCAGAAACAACAGAAAATACTTTATTGTAGCTAATAAAATCAACACGAACAGTAGAGAACTTCTCTGGGCTTCCAATTATTTCGATCTCTTGGCCTGAATTAATTGAAGACCAATTTGCTAAATTATTAGAGTACGCAAATTCGTCGCCGGAAGAAAACAATACGTCTGTCATATTTATATTATATTACAAATAACAGCTTTTAACACAGGATGTTTTGCGTTTTCTCCTTCATATCCACTGATTTCAATTGTAGGCTCAGATATGTAGCCGCATCCTAATTTTGCCATAGATAAAGAAAGTAGCTCTCCTTTTGATCCTCTAATAGCGTTAGCAGCCGCTGCTAATCCATAGTTATAGTCAGTCTCTTCAGGACGAGAGATGGTGACATGAGGGACAGACTCTGAGCATCCGTAACCGGGGTCAATGATTTCTATGTCTACTATATTATGGAAAGCGTTAAACTTATTAATTTTCTCGCAGTCATGAATATGATGCATTTCTGTTCTGCAAGAGAGTTGTCTTAAGAAATTTTTATTTCTTTTAATAATCTCTGTCTGTTTATTGTTAGCAATTTCAAGAGAAATCATAAATTCTACATCAAGTTTTTGCAATAAAGAACTTCTCTCTTCTGTCATTCTTTGAATTTTTTCATTAATCAAATCATGCTTGTTCCAAATTGAATTGCCGTCTGGAAGGATTTTCCTATGTTTTAAATCGTTGTCGGTAATATTTTTATTTAATTGGACGATATAATCAACCAAGTGATAATCTATTCCTAAAAAATAGAGATGATCTGTGTCTTCTACTAAATTAATTGAAGACTGAATAATTTTATAACTACCGTTAATAAAATATATAATATAATGTTTCATTTTAATTAGCTGTTATTATGCATAAGTCATAACTATTGATAGCTCTAATGTTTGAATGTAAAAATAAAAAGAAGCGTCAGTATAAAGGTCCCTACTAAAAGGGGGCTTTCTAACAGCATAATGAGCAAAAGATAAATTTTTTATACTTCGAAATTTCCAAAAAGTTGCATTGTTTATTGAATCATTATTTGCATAAGTCTGCCGATAGGTGAAATAATTTGCATAAGGCAGGTCTTTTAAAGTTACTGTTATGTTGTTATTCCCAACTGTAAGTTCGGTTTTATCGACTTCACTATTAACGAAATTGTCTCCAAGAAAACAAAATATTTTTATATTCTTTTTCTCTTGAACATCGGGGATTGTTAATACAATTTTTAGATTTTCATTTTTTAATACTGGAACTCCATAATAGAAATTATGGCCCAGATTACCCACTCCAGTAAAAGTAGAAAACTCTGCCGCTGCTATAAAAGGAATGTCAATTACAGTCGGCTCTGGATTTATAGAAATTTGAATTTGAGAAGGAGTCAAAAACTGAGAGAAATTATTTGGAGGAGTAACATTTACGCAATTAAAAGCGCCGTTAAATAATCCTTTACTAACTTCATCTGTTAGAATGCTTCCATAAGAAGAACTGGAAGACAGAAAATAAAATTCTTTACTGAAATCAATAAATGCTTCTTTATTCGCTCCAAGAAAATTAGTATTTTGTATAATTCTTGTGATAGAAATATCGAAAAACTCTTGTCTGTCTAAACCGAAGTCGCTTGTTTTAGCTCCAAATTTTACTTTATATTTATTATTGCCTACTTCTGCATCGATTGATTTTAATAAAACAGGGCTTTTATCATTTGTATTTGTCGCATCTAATTCTAAAGCTCTTGTAAAAATTTTATTCCCATTTAAAATATAAGCCCTTTTGCTAGGTTCAATTTTAACATTTAAAGGGAAACTGCCCCCTGTCAAATCTCTATTTTGTAAAGAAAGCGCACAAAAAGAATTAGTAGCGGCTGGTTCTGATCCTATTACTTTATTGTCAACATTATTAGCTGTTAAATTAGTAACCAAAGTAGGTTTATAAATTACGCTTTGTCTTGATAGTCTATAAAATGACTGATAATTTCTGCCAGTGTTATTTGCGGATAAAATGGATACTTGATTTTGAGTTAAAACGGTTTTATTAATTGAGAAATGAACGTAATTACCATTATTAGTTTTTAAAACATTTTCTAGTGAATAAGACAACGGCGTTGCATCAGATGCTTTGCTTATTTCTTTAGGTGGACTAATTAGCGGATAAGTAGTATTAATTTGACTTGCCGCGTCAATTGATTTAGAATAATAATCTAAAATTTTTCTTGATGTTTCGTCAGAAGAATATTGCCAAGCGATCATAAAAGAATCTACGGCTATTAAAACGACTTTATAAGAGTCTAAATTAAAAGCTTTTCCACTATCATCTTGAACCTTGTCAAAATAAAAGATTGATTGATCTTTCGATATTTTTATAAAATGAGAATCAATTATTTCATCGTTTCCTTGTTTTATTGATTTTGGCTCTCCGTCATCGTCGTGAATTATGGAATATTTAGTAAAAGAAAAAGTTGTTTCTATAGGGGTTAGTAATAAATAAAAGAAATTAACGAAATTATCTGAGAGTATTGGAACGTTAAAAACTAATCGACGCGAAGTGGTCCCATTAATTGGATATATTGCATATGTACCCCCGTTCAAGATTGCCTTTAAATACTCTATTATGTCTGCATCTTTATTGTCATAGGTTACTAATAGAAATCCTGCTTCTTGTTTAAAAGAATCAGATGTAGTTTTGAATCCTTTGTCTGTTAGCCCTCCTTTATCAATAGCTAAAGAAAAACTTCTATACCTACCAAAAGTACTCAAAGAGTTATAAAGATAACCGTTATCAGAGGCATTGTCACTATCAAATGTTAAATATTCTGTTTGTGTTACAGGATCAAGAGCGGAATATTTTCCGAAAGCAGTCCCAAATGCCCCTTTACTATTTACTAATTCAGGGATAATTACTACTCTATAAGGATAATCAATATTGTTAAAAACAACTTTATCTATAAAATTTAAAGGTATATTAAAATTAAGAGAACTTCCAATTACAGCAAAATATTGATTTCTATTTAAAGCAATAGGATTGTCAAATTCGTATGTCACATTATTGACAATAGTTTGCGCTTTAATCACGTTTGTATAACTGATTTCTTGAACAGGAAAAGCAGTTGTTTTTAAAGCGTCTGTGGAGTCTACAGCTTCAACATAAGAAAGAGGAGAAGAATTATTAATATTTACTCCATAAACTCTTATAAAACCTCTTGCTTGACTTTTAGTTAATGTAGTTTTAGTAAAAGATTCATAAATATCTATTGAAACAAATTTAAAATTTGTGTCTTTATTCGGATCAAAGTCTGATTGATAGAAATTTTTTGCAAAAACTTTAAATCCTATAGTGCTATTTTTAATTGAAGAATCATAAAAAATGTCAAGCACTACGTTAGTCTCCTGCGAAGTGAATAAGGCTCTTAATGGAGCAGAGGCTTCTGGTGCTGGTGCTTTTGCGGGGGTAATATTTAATCCAGATTCTATCTGGGTATATTTTAAGTGATACATTTGAGACGCTATAACTGTGTAGTTCGTCCCTTCAGTAGATTCTTGAATTCTGAAAATTCTATAAAAATCATAATCACTATCTGTAGTTCCGTTTAGATTTCCTGAATTTTCCAACGCCCAAGTTATTGATTTGGGAGACATTCCCGAAGCGCCTGTAAAATACGCTAAACCAGTTACATTAAGTCCAGAAGCCATTACTGGAGCTAAACCTGTGATTCTTATAGAATCATAATATTGACCAGTAATTAAGTTGCCGCTTCCTACTATAAATGAATTAGTAAGAGGTTTCCTATAATCATTATAATCAAGATTACTAGTGACAATACTGTTCCCCGCTGTGTCTTTAAAACTAGGGTCTAAGTTGTACTTAGGAGAAACAATAGTAAATTTATAGTTCTGATCACCAGAAAAATTGAAATCAAGTTTTCTGTCTAATGTTAGTGTCCCAGTAGTGACATTTATATCTCCAGAAATGTTTATATTACTTAACCGCCCCCCTACTGTTTTATGCTTCTTGTAATAATCATGAACTTTTATCACATCTCCGGGTTTTAAATAAACAGATTCTGGACCTGCTTCAAAAGATACGGTTTCCGTTTCGTTATATTCAGAAGCTAATAACCATCTTCCTAATCGTTGGGCTTGTCCTCTACTAGTGCATCCAAATGCTGTTAATTCAGTTTCTTTAAATCCGAATTTTCTAAATGCTTCAATATTTTCCACATATTCTACTGCTGGTTTATAAAAATTATTTTTATCAATATATCTAATATAAACAGCAGAGTTTCTGTCTTTTAGTGAAGTAGATTCATAATTAAAATTACCATCCGTTACGTTCGAATTAGTAAAAGAATAAACAGGAGTGTTTTCTGGCATGTCATTTATTGTATAAATAAATCCATTTGAATAATAGAACATACCTCTAAAGACAGAAGCCATGTCGGCTAATACTTTAAGAGCGTCTTCTTGACTTTGAAGATAAACATTACAAGAGAATCTGGGTTCGACTCCTCCAAAACCATCTGCAACGAGTTCATCGCAATATTTGGCTATTTGATAAAGCGACCATTTATCTACATCAGCTTCAGAAACATAGTTCCCTGCCCCGTATCTTTTATTAGTTAATAGATCATAAAAACACCAAGCAGGATTGTCTGTCCATTCTTTATCTTCTTTAAAAGTCCCGTCCCAATAATCGTTTGACGAAGAATAAGGTAAAACTCCTGCTGTGTCATAAACGCTAATTTTTTTAGAATATCCTTCTGAAATTATGCCTCCTGAAAAAGCTTTTGATAAAGAAATTCTGTCAAAAGAAATTTGATTTACTTTAATACTGTCTGCGTATCCTACAAAAGTATCTTTAAAAATTTCTATCTTTTTGTTGTTAGTTATGAAATAAGAAGGAATAAATGGCCCAGTTTTATCGTTTGCTGCATCGTATATTTGAGCAGCGCTTAAGGGAAGTAAAACGACTGTTTGGTTTTGTTCAAGGGTAACAGAATTTGATAAAAAAGTTTGATCTATTCTTAATCTGTTATATGCTTGTAATTGATTTTGAGTGTCTCCTTTTAGTCGCAGTAAAGCTGCTCTCTCTAATAAATTGTCAGTTCTCTTGTTGAAATCCAAAGGCCTTATTGCATTTCCAATACAAAGCGTTTGGTAAGCATTGTAATCGTCAATATTTATATTACATTGAATTTGCTTCTCTGAATTTAACAAAACATCTATTTCGGCGTTTAGTATATTGGGGAAAAATTCTTTACTTAAAGATTTCCCGATGTACCAACCACCACCCGTAGCTAGGAAAGTTTTCGTGGTGCCATAAAAGTATTTATAACAAGTAGCAGCAAGATTGTCTATTTGACTATTATAAAGGGAGTCTTCCTTGAATGATACTCCTTGTATTAAAAGAGAGGGAAGCCCCTTGACTGATGCTTCTAGTTTACCGGCTTGATCCCTTAATTGTGGTTTTTGTGTATCAACAAGGGGAGTTTTATCCCAAGTTTTGTCATTAAGATTTATATTTGCTACGACCCTCGCGACTTCATTAAATGTCACTTTCGGGTTTACTACTTTTGGTAAGATGGATAAAGTAATTCTTGTAAAAGTGTTTTTTAATTTAGTTGTCGAGTACTTGCTTGTGTTTAGTTGTTTTGTTATGGTATATATTTTGCCATCATTTGGAGAAATAATTTTAAGTATTAAGCTTACAACCTCTCCATTTATAGCCATAGAAAGATTAAATTGCTCCTCTCTATTAATTAAAGAATAAGTTCCAGCATAAGAAATATCTTTTAATTTAATAAAAAAGTCACAATAACACCCAGAAAACCCTTGATCTTTTAAATAACCTTTTTCACTAGTAACCTGTAAGTTCCTAGTAGGTATTAAATCCATTTGGTAATATGGATTATTAAAGAAGTTTATATTTTGATCTCCACCTTCATATTTGAAAGCTTTTGTTGCCTGTCCATTAGCGCAAAGAGTTTTTAATGGTATTGATATGGAGCTACTTAAAGGTATATCAAAAACATTAGGATTAAATGCTTGAGGGATAGCCGAGCTTGAAATAGAAGTTATATTCTGAACCAAAACATTCCATTTTTTATTCAACCAATTTCTAACAGAAATGCTTTCTGATGTAGCTAATTTTCGATTATAAACTAGAACTTCAAAAACTGTGCATTTACTATTAAGCGAGACATTATGATTTATTGCTAGACCCAATAATGGTAGGACACTTACAGTATTCCTCTGGGTACTGCGAATAGTATTCTGCCAAAATACTGTATAAAAAGAAGTTTTATCTTGAGTGAGCCCTATGATATAAGTAGTTGGATCATTTGTGTCGCCCCAATAATTGGAGCGACTAGAAAATTTAGGTATGTTACTTTGCGTTTGCGGCATGTCAAGATTTGTGTTACCCGCTGCGAAGTAGCGATTAATTTTCTGTGTTTGCCCGAAAATATAGTGTTGAACAGGAAAAGAAGCTAAAATAGAATTTCTTTCAGTATTTAGAGCGCTAGAATGCCATTTACATACAATGAAAACAGTAAAATCATCCTTACTAATGGCCTCAGTACTATCTGCGTTACCAATGAATTTAACTTTTTGAGTAGTCTCAAATGTCACTCCATAATTTCCATTGGGGCTTTGCTCTGAGTGGCTTGATCCATATTTTGGTCTAGCGGTAGTTCCAGCAGGGGCTGCGTAAGTTCCATTTCCTAAGACACATTTTATGGTTCCAGCTACGGTATTGGGCCAACTAGTTACCTCTCCTGCCGAAGTAGTTAAGGAAGGATTGCTCGCATCAAATTGAGCAATTAACCCATCTGTAATTGGAGGATTGACATTGTCGGCATTTACATAATTACCATTTTCTCCTAAAAAGAAATCTTCTGTTGTTTCTCCGTCTGTTTTTGAAATTGTTGTTGTAATGGTCGGCGCAAGTGGAGTAGTTATGCCATAAGTTTTTGTTATTGGATTATAATTAAAAGGAACTTTGACTTTTAATAAGTTAACATCATATGATCTTTCTGGTATTTTAGAAAAATATCCAGCGTTAAATTTAGAAGTAACAATTGCAGAATTAGTATATCTAAACGAAGAAGAGTATGTTTCAGTAATGCTTTCTAAACTTATAAAAGATGCTCTTGCTGAAAAAGTGTCTTCTGGAGTGATTTTTAATACTGTAATATCCCAACCTGCCCAATTTTGGTCTTCATTTAATCCAGAAAAAACATTAGATGTGTTTAAAATGATTTGCTTAGAATAGCCTTGAGTTACTTTTCCATCGGATTCTATTTCGAATAATTTAGGGACGTTGTCTACGTCAATTACTAAATTTTGATTGTCTTTAATTATTGTAGCAGTATTCGAAGTTAAATCAAGTGTTGGAAGATTAGCGTTATATCCTTCATTGTAAATTGGAGAGATTTTAATTCTTATTTTGAATTTATTTCGTATAACAGACCCAGCACCAGCGACTATAGCGTCGAGATTTCCATCTTCGGTTTCTCTTCCTGTGCGGGTTAATTTAAAATCAGTTGCCGTTGCTGATTCAACTCCTTCTATCTTTATTTTCCCATCCCTTACTTCCGTTAAATCTTGGTATTTCAAAGTCACATAAAGAGAAGATATTCTAAAATTTAAACTTATTTTTTTACATTCTTTATTTAATATGCGGTAAGTCCTTTGGTAATCAAGGACTTCATCTGTTGTCCTAGCTAGTTGATTTGGGCCTCTTAATCTTTCTCCTATGGAGCGAATATAAGATACGCTATCGAAACCTTGATCTAATGAAGTGCCTTCTGGAGTTCCATTAGTTACTTGGACATTTATTTGTTGAAAATTGTATTTTTCTTGGCTGTCTAAAAGAGGAGTTTGGTTCCACTGGATAGATCTTAAATATTTAGATTCACTGTTCTCTCCTACTACAGAAGAGTATTCATTATAAATAACTTTTTTAAATCCTAAATCGCCAACTTGACCAGAATATAAATACTGCCCTTCAAGAAGTCCACCGATTGGCCCTTCTGATAAAAGATCTTTTACTTTTGCAAATTGGTACACTCCATAAGGCTGTCCGTTATATACAAATCCTTCAACGTCTTCATAAGCGGCAGTTGGTTGTGGCGATTGCGAACCACCGCCTCCACCGCCAAAGCCTTTTATGTATTTAAAATCTTCAAAGTTATTCATTTTTTATATGTAGTTAATTGAGTCTTTTACATCTGCTGCTGTTGATTTAGTGTCCATTTCAACATTGTTAACGGATACTTCAACTGTTTGAGATCCAATTTTCATTCTACCGTATCCAATTGGAACAGGTCCGCCTTCTCCAATAACATTAGAAGGTCCATCAAATAAGTAACTTGGCTTGCTGCCGTCTTGTTGAATTTTTCTAAAGTCTTCAAATTTTGGAGGAGACATCATTAACAAAGTAACGCCTGTTACGGCTAATCCGATACCTGCTCCAATTAATGCGGCAGACAAAACAGTTGCACCTGTTCCTCCTGCGGCTCCTGCCATGCCAAGAAATGTAACTCCCCCTGCTGCTCCAATACCTGTTGCGATTAGTATAACGCCCAACACTAAGGCTAGTATTCCTTTGGTGCTACTGTTACCGCCTCCACCAGCACCTTTAATAATAGGCACAATATCTAAAGTCTCTAATTTCTCATTTATCATTACTAATTCAGAGTTAAGAATAGACTCTGGTTTTTCTAGAGAAATATTTTCTGGATTCATTATCTCTCTTTTATTAACAATCACCTTATACTCTACGCTTTTTTCTGCTGCTCCAATTAGATATTCCAGTAGCTTACCCTTGGACAAAACTTGGATAGCTCGCAATGCTTCCTTTATAGAATTTACTTTTAAACTCCAATTTTCCCTTCCTACATATTCTGCTATTTCTCCGTGTAAAGTAACGTTAGTCATAAAGATTATGCCTCATTATATAAATTACCCATTTTTTGTGTTGGTTAGAAAGCTTTTCGGTAAGAGAAGGTTTATTTCCGGGATGATGCAAAATCATGTCTTCTCCAAGATAAACGGCGCAATGAATTGGGAAATCGAACCTTTTTGTTCTCATTATTAAAACATCGTTCTTTCTAAAATTAGGAACTTGCCTGAATCCATTGTATTCAAAGTACCTCTTTAAATAGTCGTCTTTATCTTTTAAAGCGGCTTCTTCGTCTAGAAGTCTTTTGCTTGCTGTTTTATTGTACTCTTCTTCAGAAACATTATTTTTAAGAATTTCTAACTCTGGACAAAGATGGAGATTCAAATCGTGCGCGTAATAGTCTCTAACCAACCATAAACAATCTGCAAAGCCTAAAAGAAAAGGTCTTCCTGTGTATTGAATTTTATAACTATTTGGATTATAGGTGTAGAAAGATCCGCTTTGCTTATTGTAGACAATGCATGGTAATCCCAATCTTTCAGATACAATTATATCTACTTCTGAAATAGCATCAAAATTAATATGAGAATGATAATAGGCAGCAACATTAGACTGACCGTCAAAATTCATCATAAATTCAGTAGCTGAATTAATCAGATTTTCTGTCTTTTCTATGTCTAATCCAGACTCTGAATGTACGAGAAGCCCACATACTTCATTATTAGAAGTATTAGCGTGTTCAATAATTTTGCTTTTAATCTCTTCCGTTAGCATATTTGATTACTCCTTATGAAGCAATAGATTCTTCTTTTCTCTGCGTCTGTGAGCTTTTCAATGATTGATTTTTTATTTCTTGGTTGGTGTAAAATGTGGTTTTGCCCAAGATAAATGCCAAAGTGTGAAGGGTAATTTTCTAGGTATTTGAATACAATGATATCATGTTTTCTGGCATTTTCTATTCCTTCGATCTTAACGAAATTTTCTTTTTCAAAGAATTTATCAAAATTTTGCGAGTCGCAAAACTCTGCTAATTTATTTTTTACAAACTCTGGATAATCCTTATCCCAATCTGCTGTTCTTTCATAATGGAAAATCTTAATACCGAATTCTTCATTGTAATAGTTTTCTACTATTGATAAGCAGTCAGATACCCCAATTACAAAATCTTTATCAACGTATTTATTATAGTAATTTTCTGGAGAATACTCTTCAAAAGAATCACTTTTTAGTATATAAACTATGTTTTTTAGGTTAAGCTTGTGGCTTATCTGCTTGTCTAGCTCTGAGAAAGAGTTGTCTTGTATGCAGTGAGAATGATAAATCCCAACAATTTTGCCATTCATTGCCGCCTTTAAGTAATCTAGGTGACATACAACAAATTCATTTTCCTTATCCTGAGCTATATTCTTACAAGGAAAAGATTCTAGTATATTCTTTTTATTTAGAAGCAGAAGACCGCAACATTCATCTGGGTTTTCCTTTAATGAATGAGCTTTTATTTTTGCTTTTATTTCGTCGCAAATCATTATCCTACTCCTCTATTGTAATTAGATACTCCATAAAATCCTCCAAAAGGTAAAGGATTTTCTCCAAATCTAATTTTACATCCTTTTATACTCTTGGAGCATTGATCAGCTATCCAGTATTCTCCGTTTGGAGGAGGCACATCCATAGGTGTATTAGTTTTTGCTATAAAATAAAAATTAATCTTGTTTTTCGTAATAAAAACTATTTCTCCTTTTTTATAACTTTTTGACAATTGCCAAGCGCTTGGATTGTTTGCGATAGTAGTCTGTCCAAAAATCGCCATTTCAGAAATTATTTGATCGTCTTCAGTGGCGCAGATCGGCGCATTTTCTCCTGACGAATTACTTTTGTTTGGTATTGGAGTTGTAGTCCCATGAATTTCTTCTTTTAAATTTTCGCTGTACTCATAAAGACAGCCTTCTCCTCTATATTGCCAAGGACAAATATAACTTAAGACTCTTCTCTTAGGCAACTTCACTCTGTCTAGGTCTATTGCGCTTGAAAGCTCAAACTGAATGCTATTTTTATTTTCTGAAGACTTCCTATCAAAGTAATAAACATCTCTAGGAAATTCGCAATTTGGATCAGGATCAAATCCATCTGGTATGATTAATTTGTCAGGAGATAGGGTACTTACTCCATCAGATTGGTAAAAATTATTTCTGTCAAGGAATTTAGCAAAGGTTCTGATTCTAGTGAACTTTACTCCAATTAAATCTCCAAAATTAACAACCCCTTTAAAAAGGCTAAAAACGTCAAGCATCTCATCAGAAAAGCTTATTTGAACTTTCGGTTTAGGAAACACTCCTCTTGAAGCTGTTTCAAATCCCTCTGTCCCTAATGGAGCGGGTAAATAAGCTTTATTCTTCCAATAAATGATATTCCTTCCAAGTTTTAAATTATTATGTAATCGAATAACTCTATAATCAAAAGTATGAGTAGTATCTCCTCCGGGTAAAATTATTTGAAAGTTTTTGAGATTAACAATAAATTGAGAACTCGCCGTAGTCGTAAAACCAATTTCACTTAGATCTATTTCAAATAAAGAGATTATTGAAGAAGGCTCAAGAGAGAAAAACTCTGTATTTATTTTTAAAGATGCATTTTTTTCTTGTTGAGTAGCCATAATATTATGCTGGTACTTCTTCGAAGGTAGCTTTTACAGAGAAATTATTGAAGAATGGATTAGATGATCCCCATCTTCTACATACAAATAGTTTGGCATCTGTAGATGCAACTGTATACGGCGCAGATGGATAATAAATAAAAGCTGTCTTCGCTGACCTCGCACTAAAGAAATGAAGGATAGCAGTGCATTCATCTAACGTTAACCCATCAAAATTTAATTCAAAATTAAGCAGATTAAAGTTAATTTGGTCGCTTACTCTCTTTTCGTAGCCATCTCCGTATTTTATTACATCTACTTTGGGCTCAAAATTGGCTTGAGTTTGATAAGAAGGCTTCCAAATAAACAATGGGTAGTCTTTTTTGACAACAGGGTGTTGGAAGAATCCTCCCCAATAAGCATCTGAATTAGAAATAACGCTAGAGTAAACTGGTGGATTATTCGCGGGCACAGCGGCTTTAGCGTAATAATACCGATTATCTGTGTATATGATAATATCGTGCTTATTATATACGGTGGAATTATTCCATGGACTAATATTAAAAATTGAACTAGACATACCTTTTACCTTTTACCAACTTATTATTACACTTTTTTGTGTAAATAATAAAATAAGATGGCATTATCTCGACTAAACAAACAGAACTTGGATTTTTACTTGAATCAAAGCCAAGTTCATGGCGTTCAGGATATTCAGGCTTCCTATCAAATGCCAGTTCAACATACCAAGTATCTTGGTATGAATAGCAGCTTTTACACTCCAGAAGGAGCGAAGGGCGCTACTTTGTCTGTAACTAGTCTATTGACTACTTCCAATGACTTTCTAGCTTGTACTGGTGAAGCGGGTAACTACGGATTTATTACTAAGAAAAACAATCCAAGTTCTAATGTCTTATTTGGATTTCAAAGCGGCTATTTGACTTCTTATACTTGTGGTGCCCAAATTGGAGAAGTGCCAACCGTTAGGGCGAATTTTGAAATATATAATGATGCTGGATCTATAGCTTCTCAAGGCAATTTTAATCAATCAAACGCCACATCTTTGGTAAATTCAAATTCGATAGACATAGGAGTTAATGACTTTATTACAAATAGAGTTAATTCTTTTAACCTTAATATAAATGCTAATAGAAACGCTGCATATTATTTAGGTTCTTCAACTCCATTTTCTGTAAGGACAATCTATCCTCTTGAGGTGAGTTGTGAATTTAATATAGCTCAAGATAATTACGCTCTGCAAAAACTTTCAGATTTATCATACAGCATAAAGAACATTAGTAATTTTTACATTAAAACTAAAGACTTTAATGGAAATTCAGTAAATTTTGATTTTGGAAGTTCGTTATGTTATTTTATTGACGTTTCCGAAGACTTCTCCGCTAGTGTAAATTCTCCTGTAGGAATAACGGTAAGGTACAAGGGTTATCTGAAATAAGGAAAAAGGATGAAATATTTTAATGAGTGTGACGTAGTATTTAATTCGCGTTTTGGGTCAGGCTTAGTTCTGGCTCAGAACGCTTCTATTGCAGTAAATAGGAGTATAAATTCTACTTACGCAATCGGAAGACAAAACTCATCTCAGATGTTTAAGACTAAAGCAGATGAGACTAATATCGAGTTTACTTATTTCCCAAATATCTCTGATCCTATATACAAGTGTTTCGATTATCTAAAAACAGGTATTTTCACTAATAGCTTTCCTGAAACAAATATTCCTGTTCAAGTCACTTTAGCAGGAGTAAGTGGTTCTTTTTATCCTTCTAGATATTCATTAACAGCAAACCCTAACTCAAAAGTACAAGCTTCTGTTTCTTTGTCTAGTTTTTCTAATATTTCTGGAAGTCTTAATGATAAGCCTACAATTAATAACCTAGCTAGCGGATCAGGAATAGCTCATTCGTGGAATACTAAAGTCTCAGGAACAGCCGCTCTCTATAATGTTTTAGACTTTGCCTATGGAATTTCTATCAATTGGAATCCAATCTACTCAGTGGGTCAACAAAGGCCAAGGCAAGTTGACCTATCCGCTGGAGAAGAAACGTTTGATTTTACCATAGAGAATTTTAATTCAAATTTCTCTAATGCAGATTTATCGACAGCAGAGAACGCCAAGATAAACATAACTACTTTCGGCGATCAATCAATAATGATTATTAATACTTCAGGAAGCAAGATCGATTCTTCTAATCTGTCGATTAATATTGACGATTTTGCTAAAAATAAAATATCATTAAAAAGGAGTTTCTAAATGTTTTTTAATTATAAAAATTGTACGTTTAGCTTTAGTGGCGTTGATATCCTCGCCTCTAATGTAAACATGTCTCTTGATACCTCTAATACTCCTGTCTACAATGAAGAATTTAAAAAGAATTCTTATTCTTATGTAGCCGAAGATACAGTAGATACTAATTTTTCAATTTCTTATTATTTAACAGGTAAAGACTTCGTAAAAGAATACTTATTAGGGGCTAGTTCAGAACAGGGAATTTCTGGAAATTTTTGCGGCTTGTATTTCGAAAATGGCTACATTACAAACTATTCCATAAAAGGATCTCCTGATTCTTTGGCTAAAGTTGATGTAGAAGTTAAAGTTTTCGAGCCTCTAAAAGGAGCCTTCTCTGCAACCTCTCCTGCTAATAGACCAGAATTCACTCCATTAAATTTCTCAAGTTTTTATTTATCAGGCGACTTAGATGGAGCGCCTTTTGATTCAAATGGTTATAATTTTACTAATTTTAATTATCAATACCAGAGAGAGGTTCAAAAATACAACAAAGAAGGATCTTCGGCTTTTGATGAAAGTGGAAGAGCTTATTTAGGAAAAAGATCTCAGAGCCTTAGCTTTGAAATAGATAATTTTAATTATTCTTTGCCTTATTCAGGCGTTCCTTGCTCTTTTTATATATCTTTGCTAACTGGGTCTCAACCATTAGACACGTTATCTTTTGCAGGGATAGTATCTTCAAAAAGATCTTCAGTTGAGGCTCAAGGATACATCAGATCTGAGTTTTCTTTAAGACAAGATTTCTCTCATTTTAAACCAGTAATAACCGATTTTACTCCAAGAGTCATTTTGCCCGGAGCGACAGTTACTATCAATGGCAGTAATTTTATTAATGTTAAAAAAATATTTTTTGGTAATACTGAGGCTACTTCTTTTAACCCAGTTTCTACTTCTTTAATTACTGCTGTGGCTCCTATTAGTTTAAAAGGCGCTGCTGCTATTCTGATAGATACAGAAGAGACGAGTTCTTCTTCTATCTTTAACTTTAAAACAAGTGTACTTGTTGACGATATAAGATTATCTTTAGAGTTCCAAGGATTATAACATGCCAACTTACAATACAGGTTTAATCAATCAGAGGATGCGCGTGACTGGCGCAGGGCTTTACGCAATAAGCGGATTACAGGTTCCCGGCGCTGGTTTCATTGATTTTTCCTATTATGATTCAACTCCTGAGTATATAGAATTTAATGTCCCAGAAGATATTTTATTGGGAAAAGTAAACCTTTATTTTATTACTGGAGCTACGCTGTCTGCTCCAATGTATGTTAGTGGAGTTGATTTTTTTCCAATTCCAAGATTAGATGCGGTTATCCCTTCAACCCAAGAAGTTGGAGAATTTGTAGCTATTAGCGGAAAGTCTTTAAGTGGAGTTCAGTATGTATCTTTTAATAATCTTACTGGAACTGATATATCTTATCAACCAGATAGTGGCGTTTTATTAGTTAAGATTCCAAGCGGATACACGACAGGCCCAATTACAATAAGTGGATATAATAATACTGGAATAGTGCGTGTTTCTAGTTCATTTAATTTTTTTGGTAGTATTTTTATTAGTGGTTTTAGTGATAATCTTCCTTATGAGGGAGATTTATTAAAGATTTCTGGTAAAAATTTTAATACCTCCTATGTTGACCAATCTTATTTTCCTGTAAATTTCACTACTTCTGTAGATAATAATATCACTGGTTTTGTAACCGCTCGTTTTACAGGGGCAGGAGATGTGATTTCTGGAATAGTCCCTCCAAACGCTAATGCAGGATTCGTAACGATAAATTCTAAAGACAACACCTCTTTTACTTCTAAAAATCAAATTACGGTCCTTAAAGCTCCTGTAGTATTTAATGCTTTAAATTATTATTTAAATTCTGGTGAGTCTAATATAGCTATAGGAAAAAATTTCGGTAATGTCACAGGCATTATTTTAAGTGGATTAAACTACAGAGAGCCTAAGACGATTTTAAATAGCGGAGTTAGGAGTTCTCAAGCTGGTATATTTGGAAGGTCTTTATTATTCAGCGGAAGTTCTTACTTGCAGATACCTTCTCCTTCTGGAGGAGATTTTAATTTTGGAACAGGTCCGTTTACTATTGAATTTTTAGTCAATCCATTACCTTATACTTCAACGCCAAAAATTGATATGTTCCAAGACCAAGGGTGGGACGGAAATGGTTTTTCTTTTTTTAAAGCGGCGACAAGTACTAATTGGAGTTTTTATGCCGCAGGGGGTTCTATAGCTAATATTCCTACTTCTAATATTCCAGCAAATCAATGGACAAAAGTAGTAATCTCTAAGAACTCTTCAAATGGAAGTACGTTTGTGGCTACTAGCGGATTGAATAATGGATTCAGCACTACTGTTTCAGCAGGGGTTCCATATACAATAACTGCTGGAAGTGGATTTTTTGTTGGGACTAATAATGTAAGTAATTACTCTGCTGGAGTCAATCCATTTTCTGGATACCTTGAAGATCTAAGAATTATTAAAGGAGCCGGATTATATAGTAATGCTAATCAGTTAATAACTGGTTCTGGGATGTTTGATACATCAAATACTGTTCTGCTGCTTCAAGGCAATTATTCTGATTATGATTACAGAGGAGACAGAAATAAATTATCAAAGATACAAGACATTTCTGGTTATGTAGAAGACTACAATTACGGAATTCATAACAAGAGTTTTCCTATTTCTGCTTTCGTAAAAAATAATAGTAACACTAGTTTAACTTTTACTGGCACAAACGCAGACGCTGGATGTTACGATATCACTCTCCAGAATACAGGGAATAGGAATTTTATATTCAAAAATTTTGAAATTATAAAAGGCTCACCTGTAATTAAAAATCTATCAACTTTTGAGCATTATGTTGGTGGAAATATTGAAGTCCTTGGGCATAATATTTATCCAGATTCTCAATTTTTATTTCAAGATACTGGGGACGTTAATTCGGTAGTCGATGCAAATGAAAATGCAAATAGTTATTCTTATCAATCGACATTCAGAAATCAAAAATCATTAGAAGTTTCTAATTCTGTACTGATAAAAAATGATACTTCTAAATTTGACGACAGAAGCTTTTTATTCTCTGGTAGTCCCGGCCCTTATGTCAAATTTTCAATAACCGGCCAATCTTCAAATTTTCCTTTAGGTTATAAAAATAGTTTTGCAGTTGAATTAGATTTTAAACCACTAGTAAATTTCTCTGCTTCTGATAAAAAATATTTAATAGGGAGTGAAAATGGGCTAAATGTGTTTGTCACTTCTGATCAAATAGTTATTTCAGGAATAGATTGGAATGGGTATAAGCCAGTTTTTTCTGGTCAAATAAATACGTTGGATTGGAATCATTTGTCTATTTCAAAAAATTATCTAAATCAGAATGCAATTAATGGGAAAATATTATTAAATGGTGCGCCTATAAATTTAAGTGGAAGCGAATCTTCTTTAAATTTTGCAACTTCTAATTTAGATTTTAACTTAAATGTTGGCATAGGCTCGACGAGTCCCTCAATAAGTAATTCAGTATTCGATATTTATATCGGGAGAGATTTTGCAAATACTTCTGCCAAATATTGGAGTGGGTATATAGATGAAATTAGAGTTGTTAGAGAAGACCCTTATCAGTATTCAAATTTCGCTCCAATAAGAAGAGCAAAAAATAATATTAATACTGAAATTTTAGTACATGCTAATGCAGGTTTATTTGATGACAATGTTAGGAGTTTTGGATATTTAAGCGTAACCACTCCAAATTTGTCTTTAATTAGGAAAAGCAACCCTGTATTAAACAACTTAAACTCAACGACTACTGGGGGTTTTGATAAGATCTTTACATTTTTAAAGACGCCTGTCATTACGGGAATATATCCATCTTTATTAGAGCAAGGTCAGCCAGCTACTGGATATGGAAGTGATCTTTATTATGTAAATTCTATAAGTATAGGCGGTTATGGAGTTAATAATTATAATATATTTAAAAGTGGGTCTGAATTTGATCAAGCGTTTACATTTACAGTTCCTGATTTAGCCCAGAGCGGAGAAAGTTTAATTATTAATTCAGATTACTACAGTTATACATACCCAAGTGGGCTTTCTATAAAAACAGGCACTCTTATCGTTGATGGTTTTTCTCCAACTACCGGAGCAGTGAATACTCTAATTACTTTTTCTGGTAAATTTTTAAATACAGTTACCTCTGTAGAATTAGGTAGCCAAGGAGGTGGGTTTAAAGAGATTGTCGCTTTCAGAAGAAAAGACATTAGTGGTTTAAGTTTTTATATTCCTCAAGTTTACGATATTACAGATGGCCCTATTGTTTTAAATGGAAGCAGTAGAGTAACTACAGTAGATTCTTTTACTTTTATTAATCCTAAAATTTCAAGAATTATTCCTGCTTCTGCTTATTTTGGAGATTTTATAAGTTTATCAGGTACTAATTTGAGTGGTCTTGATTTCTATGGAGTTGGATTCAATAATGAAATAATAAAATATCCACACGTTGTGCCCCCCGTTGCAACAGGAGCTTTGCTTTCAGTTCCAAGAGACGTAAAACAAGGAAGTTTTAGATTTTTTAATTCTGGCACTTCTGCTGAAATAAAAGGCTTTTCTCCTCTATTTTATCCAAGTACAACTATCTCTGGTTCAGACGCTAATACCTATAGGACGCAAGATGGAATAATTATTACAGGAATAAATGCTCACCTCTTTCAAACAAGAGATCTTTACATTAGCGGGTTCAATAACTTAACAGACAAAACAGGTCAGTATTTAATTTCGCAAGGAATGCAAGCTATTGATATTTCAACACTGTCTGGAATGTCTCAGCCTTACACTGGTTATACCGTGTTATCTGGGAATTTAAATATTACATCTTTCCCTTCTGTGCAAATTCCTGATTTAGAACTTCTTCTGAGCGGTTCTGATGCTATTGGAATAGGGAATACTACTGCAAGTGTATTTAATTCTATCTTATTGGATGGCTATATTGGAAGTGGACAAATTTTCTTCCAAAGAAACAGCTTTGATGCTGATAATCTCTATAAGACAATAACGATTAGACCTCCTTCTATTTCAACATCTACTTTAAATATTACAACTGGAACATATAGGTCTCTTATTACATTAACTGGAGCTAATCTTAATTATGTGACAGGAATTAAATTTGAAGGCGTAACAACTCTTGCAAGAGGCGCTTCTGGAACAATAACTCCAAACTTCCCTTATTTAGCTGCAAATTTTAAATCTGGGATCTCAGTAGTGACTGACGCTAGGGAGTTGAGCAGTAGCGTGATATATAAAGACTATGGTGAATTAAAATTCTATCCTCCATCAATGGCAGGAAAGGGTATGCACGGTAAAGACGTTGAAGACGTAAGGCCAATTTCTGGAATGTTCTATCTGCAAACTTACTTGGGAGAAGAGTATCCAGTGACTGGAAACTTTAATTATATTCCTTTTATATCTGTTAATGATGCTTATTTAAATAATAATCTAACTTATAGATTAGATGGAAGCACTCAAGTAAGTGGTTGGGATGGGTCTGTTATATCTTTTAATGGAGAAGGAGTAAGATACCTAACAGGAGTCAACTTCTTTACTAAAGTCAATGGACAAATAATAGAAGATTTTGCAACGACATTTCAATTCAATAAAAAACGAGCAAAAATAGATTTTTACAATCAGCCCGGAGGCATCATTACTGGTTATAATATCGTAAGTGGAGGCGCTGGTTATACATTCTCTCCTGTTAGCATTGGTTTAAATGATGGCGGAGCAGGAGTTCCTACTATAGATGCTATCGTTTCGTTCATGCCTCCTTATGTAGGGCAAGTTACAGGAGTGAATATACTTGTTAATCCAATTGGTAATTCCCAAGATTTCTGGCAAGGAAATAATGCTATCGTTCCAAATCCTTCATCAGGTTTCATATTAAGAAATCCTCCAGCTAATCTTGTTTTCTCTGGAGATAATTTCGCAACTCAAAGTGGAGATGGTTCTAAATATTATGGCTATTATACTGTTTCAACGACTTTCCCGTTGGATAATGGTTTTGTAGTTGGTGAAAAATTAGACTTGAGATTAGCCAACTATGGTGCAGTTTACGAGACGACTGATCAACCCTTCTTAAATATACAAAATCCAAATAACTTCGCCAGAATAGCAGACATCATTTTAACTGGAAATGCTTACGTTGGTGAAAGCAGTTTCACCGTCAGATACGATGAAATATATTCAACGGATGATGCTGATTTTGCTGATATAGATTTACAATTTAAGACTTCTGTCCTTTACCCTACTGGATATAATGGAAAGAGGTTCTTGATTACTACGGTAAAACCTTCCAAGAATGGAAGGAACTTAAGAGTCGATTTCTCTACAAAAGTTCCTCCCACAGGAGATTATGTAAACCCAATAGACCCAGTTGATTCTAAATATCTAAAATTAAGAATTGAAAGTATAAATTCAGAAGCTTCCTTGTTTAAAGGATTGGGAAGCGTTGGTTCAGCGAATAAGGTGTTTGCTGGGTCTGTTGGCGCAGGGTCTAGCTCCCCCGGAATTGGGGTTTCTTAATCACTTAGCTTTTTGAATTCTCTCAATCATTTCAAAGATTTTAATCTTTGGGATGTCTGCTATTGACATAAACGAGTCTGCGTTAACGTAGCCTTCTTTTATAAGGCGTTCTTTCAATTTTGCGAAAGTAACGCTTTTATCTTTCATTACTTTTTCAAGAATGGCATGAGGCTCAAATACAGCCGAAGACTCAGCGGAATCATCAACGACATTATTCTTTGACTTGCCGATTTCGTCTTGTCCGACAATGTTAATCTTTAAGAAGTTTCGAACGCAGCGGATGAATGCTCTATTTTCGGCAATCGGCCCCAAGAAGTGACGAGCAAAGTCTTTCGTATTGCCGGGAGAAGCATCGCCAATAGAAGAAAAGGCTATCGAATTCCCTTGTGTTTCATAGTTTGCAATCCACTCTATCTTACAAACCGCCACTACATAGTCTGAGCTTGGAGAGGTTACGGTGTAATCAACATAGAAGAATCCTCTAAGTTGAGCTACATATTTAATTCCAGCGAGAAGAATAAGTAGATCTTTATCTTCTAGTTTGGTGACATCAGTTTCATTGGTCTTATCCCTATTTGGGACAAGGAACTCTGGCTTGATCATTTTGCGCCAGTTAATAGAGCCGTCATCATTAAAGTGGTATTCCACACCTTCAATGAGACCATCAGAGGAACGAACAAGTTTCTTTACGGTATTCACATAGGTATACTATGCGACAACCGGCGACTTGTCAACTCTAAAAATCCAAAAACTCTCTGCTTCTTTCCAAAACTCTGGGCAGTCAATGACTGGTTCGGCAACCTGCTTCGCTTCCATGCCATTCTTGAGAGAAGATTCGCTTA